GTTTAAAGGAAGACTACAAAGAGATTTGCTATGCAACCGACGCCGACACGCCTGGCGAAACGGTTGTGACTGGGAAAAAACAGGATCGCGAATAAATTTAGCAATTTTGGAGAAAACGGTCTCATGACAATCATCGACGATATCAAATCCCGGATCAAACTGGAAGACCTCGTAGCCAAGGATGTGAAGTTAAAGCGCAGCGGCTCAAGCCTGACCGGCTTTTGCCCATTCCATAAAAACGATAAAACGCCCAGTTTTGTCGTTTGGCCAGGGACGCAAACCTGGCGCTGCTTTGGCATGTGCAACGACGGTGGCGACTTGTTCGACTACGTGCTGAAGAAGAACGATGGTTGGGATGTGAAGGAAGCAATCAAGGAGCTTTCCGAGCAGGCTGGCATCGAGATCAAGCCGGCATCCGGGCCAGAGTTGCAAGCACGGGTTGCTGCTGCTACCAAGGCCGATACGTTGAAGCTCGCCCAACGGGTCTTTACTCGCTGGTTGATTGGTGAAACAGACCGCAAGACCGGCCAGATACTCCGCGAGCCGGATAAGGATGCTCTGGCATACGCGCTCGACCGCGGCTGGACGGTTGAGACGATCAAAGCCGAGGGTGTAGGTTTCAGCGGGCGGGCTACTGCTGCTCAAGTCAATGAAATGATGGGCGAGTTTTCGCTGCACGGGGTTGATCCCGAATCGCCTGCATCTGTCATGATTTTGGGATACCGCGGCAATGTACGTGCCTGGGCTGAAAAGCACGGTCTTGACCCGAACGATTTTGGGGAAAACTACATCCAGGGCATGATGTCGAAGCCTGGCCTGGTGTACACGCACAAATCGAGCGGTCAGATTGAATATTTCTCGCTTCGACTGCTGCCTGGTTTTGATACGGACCGCAAAAGCCACAACCCCAGTACGGTTCTGGCCGGGCCACGACGCCCATACTTCAACCGACTTTACCGCAGCCATCATGCCGAAGGCCAGGAACAGGGAAAGCGCATCCATATCGTTGAAGGTCAGGGCGATGCTATCACCTGGGGGCAGTTTGGGGAACCCGCAATGGCCCTGTGTGGGTCATCCTGGAACTATCTGCAGGAAAGCGGCGTGCTGGCTCGTTTAAAGGAAGACTACAAAGAGATTTGCTATGCAACCGACGCCGACACGCCTGGCGAAACGGTTGTGACTGGGAAAAAACAGGATTTTCCGCTGTCTACTGCTTTCGGCCCTATGTTGTGGGTCGAGCGGATGCCGAAGGTTGAGTGGCAGCGCCCGGATGGATACAAAAAAGCCATCAAGGATGTCAATGACCTGGCTCAGTATGCCAGGGACAGTGGCCTGAATAAGGATGAGATCGCCGGGCTGGTCAGTCAGGTGATCGAGCGCGCCGAGCCGATTGTGCTGCTGGCGGCTCGATATGCCGGGAGCAAGGAAGGCCAGGTCAAGCAGGATACGCTCGATTCTGTGCTCAAGCCGCTGCTGATCGCCATGCCAGATGACCGGCGCGTGAACTATGCCGAGGCGTTTGCCGAGGCGCTTTATCCGTCACTGTCAAAAACCAACCGGCGCGAAGTTTACAACCACTGGATCAAGAGCATCCTGCGGGATGCCAGGGACGCCGCAGGCGATGACGATGACGATACTGCCGAAGAGCCAACGCTGGGCGGCTGGTATCCGGATGACGAAACAGAAAATAGCGGCTACCTGGTGGAGGTTTACTACAACCACAACCGCCATCGCATTGAATTCGCATATGCGCACATTATCGACATGAAAAATGGCGAGCGCGAGATAAAGACGGCTCCTTATCTGGTCATCAACGGCAAAAAGTTGGTGCCACCCTACGATGAAAACATCGAGAGCGGGGCAATCAAGCTGGCCAGCGGGCTGGGGGAGTTGAAATCTTCGGCTTATCTGATTGATTTGATGGCCAAATACTACGCGCGCTTTTTTTACCTCGAAGAAAAGAGCCGCTATCGATTTTGCGCATCCTATGCCCTGTTCACCTGGGTACATGACTGCTTCGAAGCGTTGAACTTCCTCCGCGCCCGGGGCGGCAGCGGTTCAGGTAAATCAGACCTGATGTACCTGGTAGGGCTGACTAGTTACCGATTCGCCGTCACGCTCTCGATTTCGTCGAGCGCCTCCTATAAGGGGATTGCAAAGCTGTACCGGGCCACTGTCATGATCGACGAGGCCGATAACTTGATGAAAAAAGATGATGGCACGATGGAAGCGTTCCTCAAGGGGCGCTCGATGAAGCGGTACTCCAACGCCATGAACATGATGGAAGTGATGGGGCCGAATGGGAAAACCTTTGTGCCGACCACAACCAACGTGTATGGGCCGACGCTCATTACCATGTACCACTCATTCAAAGACCCAGGGATTGAGAACCGCTGCGTGACATTCGACCTCAGCCAGGTGGACACATTTACCCTGGAACAGGCTGGGATGGAGCCTGGCTACTACCCGCCCGAACTCGAATCGGAGGCCGAGACAATCAGGAATATGGCGCTGCGCTGGCGTCTGGAAAATTGGCAAACCAAGATCGAACTTACCCCGGAGCAACGCCAGGCGCACAAATTGGCTGATCCGCTCGTTTCGCCGCGTGTGAACCAGGTACTGCGCCCGATGAAGGTCTTGGCGGTGCTCCAAAACGATATGGACCTGCTCGATGAGCTGAAGATGATCGGCCAGGCGAACTACGAGGACGAAATGATCAAGCGGGCGGGCAGCTTTGAAGCCCTGATTTTGCGCGCGGTTGTGGCCGCTGATATTGCGGCGGACGTAAAGGCCAACGAGAAACCCAACGCGAGCACAGCCTACGCCGAAAAGGTCAAGGGCTATTCGGACAAGGTAAAGGTCGGAAAGATTGGCGCATTCGGCACGGTACGCTACATCCTTTACAAAGACCTGGCCGAGATTGCTAATCAGATGATGGATGTCGAGAACACCGGCAGCCAGGACAACGACAAAAAGAAGGAAGGGATCAAAGGCAAAACGATTGGCGAGATTGCGCGCGAGAGTTTCCGAATGCCGGTCCACCGCACCAATGACGGCTGGGCTGTCATCCTGGATCGCCCGCGAATTGACATTGCCAAGCTGCGCTACGGTCTGGATCGTGAAGCGGATTACAAGCCTGAGCCGGAAGACCCCAAGCAGGAAAAGATGGTTTGGTGAGGTGAACCAGATGAACCAGGTGAAGCGATTTTCGGGGCGAACCGCTCCAAAAAAAATACATACTGTTTTTCTGTTTTTTTCTTCTAGCAAAGGGCTATTTTGTGCTCACTTCCCTGCACAATGTTCACTTTTTCGGGTTTCGCCTGGATTGATGGCCTCAACGCTCTCAAAAATGGCCGATTTGGTGAATGTTATGAAGTTATGTGAATTAGGGAAATTTAAGCGATTTTTCCAGACGCCTATTTTTATAGGTAGCCCCAAGGGGCAAATAGGTGAACATCAAAAAAGGGTCAACTTCACTTTGCTTCACTTTTTGGCGAGGAGGAGTGATGGAACATGACGACTCCCGAATATTGTTCACCCGCCATTGGTGGAAGAGACTTTATCAGCAGCGCCATAAGGCGCGCGGCGTGAAACGAAAGGCGCAGTTGCGCAAAGAAATGCGCCAGGTAGCGAAAAACCTGGTTGAGATGTGCAAGGAGAGTACACGATGAGCAAAGAGTCAATGCAGTTTGTTGAGATGATCCGCGAAGCTCACGCCACGCTTCAGGCCATGCTGGTGCGGCGACCATGCCCGGTTTGTGACACTGAAACTGACCAGGTGCAGGACGAGCGCGGTTGCCGATGCCTCGAATGTGGATATGTGGAGGTGATTCGATGAGCCCGCTAGTGTTGACTGGGATAGGAGCCGCAATGGTTGTCTTCGGGATTGTGGCCCTGGTCGGTTTGGTTGAGTCTGAACGGCAAGAACCGGAAGCGGTCAAGGCCGATTTAGGGCATGACGATTGTCCGGCTGCGCAAACAACGATTATTGGCTCGGATGGCACCGTGATCGCTCCAGACGGCGCTTTCGTCTGGCAGGCCACGCGCGGCATGTATGAGATGTGGGAGCGCTTTATCAACCCTGGGCCGCTGTGGACCCGTGATGGATACCGGTGGTACCTACTGGACAAGGTAGGCACTCCGGTTACGGAAGAAGAAAAAGAAATAATCACCTGGCAGATGTACGGGTATGGAGGCTGAGCATGAAAAATATTGTGATGAACATTATCTACGTGGTAATTCTGGGCGGTGTCGTCCTGGCTGCCATCGGATTGCTGCTATATGCAGCGGGTAGCGAAGGTGATGCGCCCGTAGTCGCTGCGCCCGAGTTATTGCCCACGGCGACTCTGTACTATCCGGCGGCTGAGGCAGACATGCCGCTGCCCAGCCCGACCATGCAGGCAGCGATGATCAGCCCAACCCCAAACGCAGCAGCCACGGTGGCCTACATCAACTGGGACGCGGCCCAGAAGAACCTCGAGGCGGCCAATATTGAAGGGGCTGCCATCGTCAAGGCGGCAGAAATTGCGGCCCAGGCAGCAGCGATAAAAGCCGAGAGCGATGACAACCTGGCCCAGGCCGCCATTGTGCTCCAGGAGCGGCGCAATGAGGAAGCTGCGCTCAATGCCCAGAACGCTTATTTTGCCATGCGCCGGGATGAGATTCACTCTTCCCTGGTGTTGGCCGAAAAACGTGCTTTTGGCGATGTGATCTGGGGCGTTGCGCTGATTTGCCTGTCCATAGCGATGGTTGTTTCGGCCTGGCTGCGCAGGCCGGCACAGGTTGTCGTCGAGCGGTCGGCAGAGCAACCAAAACCCATCACGGCGCTGATGGAAAAGGATGACGCTGGCGGTTGGGATCGCATCGGGGATACCCCTGGCGATATCTCGGTTGAAATGATCTATTTTTGGCTGAAGATCGCTTTGGACAACAAGGAATCACTTGCTGTGGACGCTTGGGAAGCTCGTAAAAGTCCATTTACGCCTACCCTGTATCGGGTTTGGCATCGCTGGTGCAACGATCCTCGCCGGAGATTCCTGGCCGGTGATCCGGCGCGGCGAAATATGACAATCCTATCGGATAGGGGACGGCGCTACTTTGTTCAACGCTGGATGCCTGCCAACCCCCTCCCCTACCACGCGGATGGTCCAGAAAATGCAAACAGTGTCACCGTGACTACGGGGCCCGTAGCTACGGTGGCGGAGGGGGAGGGGTTGAAATGATGATGGTGGATGAAAAAACAATTGTGGATCGCATCGCCGGTAGCATGGCGCTGCTCGGCGGCCTTGTGCCCGCGCTGATGACATTCCGAAATGTCCAGGATCATTTGGGCTATGACGTTGTCTCCGCGGCAGTGGTGGCCATCGTGGTCGAGGGGATCGGATTTGTCACCATCACCACGTCCCTGGATGCCTTGCGGGCATACCAAGATGCGCAGGAGAAATCGACGGCCAGCTGGATGGCTGCTCCGAACCCATCGAAAGCCCCGCTGATGATTTCTCTCATCGGTGTGGTTATCTACCTGATTGTGGTTGTATCGGTCAACGCAATCCTGGATGACGGCGACATCTGGGCAAAAATCTCGCAGGGTTTGATGGCCAGTTTTGGGCTACTGGGTGGGCTGACCGTGGCTATTCGTAACCAGTTGGAAAAACAAGCGTGGGCCATTGCCCAAACTGAAGCAGCTCAGAAAGAGCGCGAACAGCAGGCCACCGCGCGCGCAGACCGTGAACGCCAGGCTTTGCAGCAACAACAAGCCGAGCGCGAAAAGATGCGCTTGGAGCATGAGCACCAGGAGAAACTTGCCAGAATCGCCGAAGATGCGCGGGTAAAAGTGGCCAAAGCCGAAGCGAAAAAGGCCGGGAAACTTGCTGAAAGTTTCTCGAACTCTGCGGAAAGTTTCCAGAAAGTTGCCGGGGCCGGGCAGAAAGTTCCAGAAACTTTTGGAAAGTGGCACGATTGGCGGAAACTTCCTGAAAGTGAGAAGAAAGTTATTGCCACATTGGAAAGTCCCGAGAAAGTTTCCGAGTTGTATGGCGTGCCGTTGAAAACTTCCGGGAATTGGTTGGCTAATGCGAAAAAGTTGTATTCGGTGGAGGAGCAATGATCCAGATCAGTGGCGGAAAGTTATACCTGTTCGACGATGCCATGCAGTTGCTGGCCGAGGTAGATGCAGCCATCGACCTACATCATTATGGCCGGGTGAGCGTTTCGGTTGATCTCACTACCCAGCCGGAGCCTGTGCGCAAAGCCCTGCGCCATTGCCAAATGGTTTTTCCCATGCCGGTGTTGTTTGGCGAAACCAGCATAACCATGATGTTGACCAGCAAAGTTATTCCGATTGAGGTGCCTAATGGCTGAGATTCAAATGCAAACATTGCACTTCCACGTGGATGGTCATCTGATTGAGCAAAGGCGGGTGGCTATGGCAATCCTGGAAAAGGGAGAGCGAGTCAGTCAGGCCATCATCGAAGCAGCCAAGGTTTTCAGGGCTGAAGTTGCGCGCGAGGACTGTTTTGCGTTCATCCGCTCGATACCGGTAGGCGCGGATGAGTTTGCTGAAATCGTTACTCCTGACGGCACGATTACCCTGATCCTGGCATCCTGGATGCCCCCCAGCGCGGTTGCTGTAGGGTGGAACGGCCAGCCGGTTCGTCCTGGTATCCCGGTTGGGAGAGAACGACCTTATATGGAGGTTGCAAATGGATGAAATGAAGCGTTACCGATGCAAGAACAACCATGTTGTCGGCTTCATCAGCCAAGAAGGCCATGGAGTCAATCGATTGCTATACCTGCGGGATAGCATCGACGAAAGCGCCGAGAAACCTGCCGAGCCGAGAGTGGCGGCCATTATCAATAGCGGGGATGTGACCTGCTCGATCTGCAATGAGTCGTTGGTTTGGGTGCCCAGTGCGCCCCTGTTGGAAGAGTTGATTGCCAGCACGCAGACTCTACGCCGAAGATTTCGGCGGGTCGAGGCGGCAATGAATAATGTTGGATATTTGGAGGCTTAAATGATTTTGAAACCGATTGAATTTGAACGCAAGATCATGGCGCACCTGCGCCAGCGCAGCGGGCTGCAACTGGACCGCAAATATCTGGGTATGAGCCAGATTGGCAAATGTCCGCGTGTGCTTTATGAGCAGTGGTTTGCAGGCACAGATGGCAGCGATTTCGGGCACAGGATGGCCTATACCGGTTATATGCACGAGTGGGATGTGCTGAACCGGCTGCGCGAGATGGGTCTGGCCAGGCTCGACCGGCGCGAGGTGGTAGCTGATTTTGATGACCGGCTGCGCGGGCATACGGACGGTCTGACCGAGTGGGGCGATTTGCTCGAAATCAAATCGGTCTCTGCTCACAAGTACGAAATGGTGACCTATCACAACCGCGCCCTCCATGAGCACACCGGCCAGGTGCAGCTCTACATGCTGTATGGTGGCTGGAAATACACCTGGTTTATCTACGTTAATCGTGAGACGTTCGAGCACCGGGTTGTTCGCCTGGCGTTCGACCGCCAGGTAGCGTTGGGGCTGGTCGAGAAGGCCAAGCGGGTGCTGGCCGCAATTGATGCTCAGCAGCCGCCAGCTTGTGACTGTGGAAGGTGTGGTGAAAAATGAACGAAAGAAACAGGGAAGTTATAGAATTCATTGAATTTTATATGAAGAAATATTTGAAAAGTCAAAGGAGAAAACGATATTTAAGAAACTATAGAAGAAAAGTCGTTGTAATTGCAAAAAGCAGCGCGAGCAAAATAAAAGGCCTAAGCGCCAGTTTCTTGATTATTGATGATCCATTTTTTGATAGTTGCCCGAATATTACAAAAGAGAGAGAAGTTCTATGAAACCCGAAATTGAATTACGCATATTTGGATATATTGATCCAGAACTGCCCATACCAGGTAGCTGGAAGGCAGAAGTTATCAAACTCATTGATCAAGCAGAGTTTGTGGGAGAAAAAGTTTTAGAAGAATACGTCTTGCAGTTTGTAATTGCTTACGTGAACATGAGATTAAGCCGAGAACGGTTATTTATAGATGCAAGAATGGCTGCGCTATCGGTTTTGTCGCTTGCATTCGCTGCTGGCAATGGTGGATATGTGTCGGAATTTGGCACAGTGACTTATTCCAGGCTTGTATCTCTCGCAACTGATAACAAGACCGATTATTGCCAGGTGAATGGACATACACGCCATATGCAATTGGACAGGTGTATTTTTTGTTGCAAACCCATGGAGGCAAAATGATCGCTTTTTTGGGCTGGACTGTGATTGTCCTTGGCGCTTTGTCAATGCTGATCCCGCTGGGGATCGCGCTAACGCGCGGCAGGATTGTGGATGTAGTGGGCCGGGCAATCAACCCGGTCACTGGCCGGAAGGTAAAGCTGATCAGCACCGGAATTACCTCCAGCGCGGTGCATGAGACGATCAAATATAAAGATGGATCGGAAGAGCATGTGTTCCATGCTTGAGACAAAGCTAATAATGAATTGGGCAGCTTTGCCCGAGAGGAAATAATTATGGCGAAAAGAATTTGTTGTGATGTTTGCTACAGCTACCAAGTAGGTCCATTCAAAAAATTAGATGATTTTGTTATTTGCTCTGAGTGTTTTATAAAGCTAAAAGATTGTGATGACTTCATGGCGGAAGAACACATTAATGCTTTGGAATGGGATAAGCCACAATACGAAAAAACCGAAGAATGTGACACTCTCCCGGATGCAGTTGTGTTCGCCGCTAAACATGCCGATACTACGCGCGCTGAGAACAGTTGCACAATCTATCCAGACGGACTACACCGTTACAAAAGGGATGCCGAAGGCGATTATGTTTTTCCGATAATTTGTTCGTGCGGCAAATCCTGGGATGGCTCTCAGGCTGAGCCAGAATCTTAATCAAAGGAGTCTATATGCCAGAACGAATACAACGCAAGCGCGTCAAAGGATGGCGAATGCCTGAAAATACTGTGTACGTTGGTCGCCCCACGAGATGGGGTAATCAATTCACGGTAGGGTTGATGACCCGCGAAGAAAGCGTGAAACGGTTTGAAGAAAGCCTGAACGACTGGATAACCAATAAATACGGTTATGGTGACAATCATAGCTTTGATGAGTTCATTGCACCGTTGCGTGGCAAAAATTTAGCGTGCTGGTGCAAGCCTGGTCAAGCCTGCCACGCCGATGTCTTGATACGGCTTGCCAATACAACCATGGGGAAACATGCCCCATACCTTACCGTTGAAAGGGAAGACAATGTCGCTTAGTATTTTTCTCACTCGTGTTCAACCTACCTGTGTTTATGGTGCGAACATTACTCACAATCTTGGCAAGATGGCGGATGAAGCAGGTATCTACAAACACCTTTGGCGACCCGATGAAATCGGTGTCACCAAAGCCGAGCAACTCATTGAGCCATTACGCGCTGGCTTGGCATTGCTCAAAAGTGATCCAAAGCGCTTCAGGAAATTTGACGATGAAAATGGATGGGGACTTTATACCAACTTCGTCCCTTTTGTAGAAAAGTATTTGCAAGCGTGCGAAGAATATCCCGACGCCGAAGTAACTGTAAGTCGATAACGAGATACTAACCGCTAGCCAACCCGCTCTTTTGAGCGGGCTTTTTATTTTAGGCCACCCGAATCATTTAGGCCACTGGTGCCAATTTAGGCCACCAAAACACCCCTATTGCGTGACGCTCTACCTCCCTCTCTACCAGCCGCTCTACTGACGCTCTACCAGCCGCTCTACTGACGCTCTACCTCCCGCTCTACCAGATCGTGGATCGGATGTGCCGCTCTACCTGGGATTTGGAAGCCAGCAAAAGGGATGTTTTTGGGGTTGAAAATGCGGGCGATTTGAAAAAATTCCCAGCTGGATTTTGCCCCCAGGGCTGGAAAAATGGCGGCAAATAATAGGAACGCCCCCCACGGGTACGGGTAAAAACGGTCCTTTTTCCGGGGCGGAATCCAGCAAATGCCGGATGACTCAGCCTAGACCCCTATAGCCCCGGATTTTGCCCCCAACTGCTGGATTTTGCCCCGTTGCTGGATTTTGCCCCCCACCCCACCCGCACCCCCATCGATGCCAGACAGACAAACAAAAGAACCACCACCAAAACCAAACCACCGACCACCCACTGCGTATTGACGAGAGATTCGTGATTAGGTACAATATTCATTAGCTGAATATTGATTGCAGCCCTCACCTTTTGCGGGGCGACCCCAGAGATTAGCGCCGGGCGCTTTTTATTTTCCAGTTTGGAGGAACCTATGAAAGACGTTTTGAAAAAGCTTTCCTGGCGGCAGATCGCCGCTGCCCTGGCTGCCCTGGGCATCATCTCCAGCAATGATCCCTATGCCGCCGTGATCAGTCTGGCCGCGATGGGGATTGTGGCCCTGTTCAGCCTGGCATCGAAGGCGCTCGACAAACCGATTGGCCGTGAATGGCTGACCGTCACCGTCTATGTCGTCTCGTTCATCCTGGCGATGGCAGCCAACCCACCGGCGCACGGCTTCCCGGCCTGGACCGGCGACCCGGCTGTATATGCTGCCCAGTTGGCCAGCCTGCTTGCAGATTTTGGCGTTTACGCCCTGGCCGTAACCGGTTCGGCCACGGTGGTCTATAACGCGATGCTCAAAGCCGTTGTTGACCAGATCGAAAGCAAGATGGTTGTTGGTTAGGGGGCTGGCATGCCAACGCAATCAATCACACCACCGGCTGATATATGGGTGCAGTTTGCGATTGTGGCAGTGGTGGTGATGTCCATCCTGCTCATCGGAGCCATGTACTACAAGCTCTGGAAGGACCTGCTTGCCTTCCAGGAAAAGCAGGAAATTGCGCTGGCAGCCGAGCGAGCTACGCAGGAAGCCGCGCGCGCTGCCGAACGGGCCGAGCAGGATGTTAAGCGCGACCAGGAGCGCGACAAACAACGCCAATGGGAAGCGGAGCAGGCCAAGAAGCGCGATGAGCAGTGGCAGGCCTTCCTGAAAACGATGCAGGAACAGTGGATATCGAATGACAAGCGCAATGCAGCCGTGCTGGAGCGTTTGGTGAGCCGGATCGATGATCTGGCCGTGTCGATTAACAACCACGATACGTTTGTGCGGGCCTCCAACGGCAACATGGATAAGCCGCGTAGCAGAAGGAGCAATTGATATGTCTCTCATCCTGACCGTACTTTCCCCAACCATCAATCTGCGCCGCGGCCCGAATGATGGCGCCAGCATTATCCGCCAAGCCAAGGTTGGTGAACAATTCGATGTTGTCCAGGTGCTGGATACCGGCTCGATTGAGCAGTGGGCGCGGATTACGTTGCCGGATCAAAAGCAGGAAATGGCGTATGCCTGCGTGCGCCTGCCATCCGGCAAGCAGTTGAGCAACGTGAGCAATGTCCGCGATAACCCTGGCGATTCGGGCGATGAATACAAACGCGGCAAGCGCGACGTGGTGGAAAAGCTCATGCGGCATTTGCAGCAGGAGCTGGACACGCTGTAGGAGGTTTCGATGGCAGACGAGAAAAGGCTGGAAAGCCTGAAGGCAGAATACGATTTCGGAATTTACGAAAAGGCGGATGCAATGCAGCCCGCCTTGTTCGATATCGATCTGCAAGACGATGGAGAGCCTGGCCCGTTGACGTTTGAAACGGTTCGTCGGCGCGAGTCGTTGGGGATGCAAGCTTTTCGTGATCAGGCCAAGGACAAGCCCTATTTTGAAACGTTTCTGGATTTATTGGACGGCAACTGGCCGCCGCGCATTGCGGCATTTATCGCCTGGGCCAGCAGCCCCAAACTGGACCGTCAGCCGAAAACCCAGGAGGAACTGGCCCACGTTCTTGGTCTGACCAGTGACCGCCAGTTCTCGAAGTGGCGGCGGCAGTACCCGTCAATTGATGCATTGATTGCCAAACTCCAGATAGAGCCGCTCTTGAAGCATCGGGCGGATGTATTTCAGGCACTGGCTGAGAGCGCCAGCAGCCCGGATTACAAGCACAACCCGGATCGCAAGCTGTTCACCGAAATCACCGGCGACTATGTGCCGGCGGCAAAGTTCGAGGCTGAACTGCGCCGCTCTGTGGGAAGCAACCTAGTTGATTCCCGCGAAGAGGAGCTGGTAGAGGAATTCCTGACAAAACCCAAGCGTGAAGGTGGTAATGGGCGGCCGTCCGGAGAGTGAAAAAAATGCGCTGCGCCAGGCAGCGCGTCGTGACTTGCTGGTCTTCGGCAAGTATGTGCGGCCCAAGTTTGATATTCGCGCGCATCAGCAGGTCATTGCTGATGCGCTCAACCGTGTGGTCGAGTATGTCGAGACACGGGGCAAGCAAGGCACCGGGCGGCTGATGGTGTTGATGCCGCCCCAGCACGGCAAGTCGTTGACTGCTGCCAACCTGTTCCCAGCCTGGGCCCTGGGCAACCACCCGGATTGGCGTTTTGTGGTGACCTCGTACAACGCCAAACGCGCGGACCGCAACAGCAAGGCCGTTCGCGACATTTTGAGCAGCCCGATGTATGGGCGCCTATTTGGTGCAAGCAGCGGCGCGGCTGATCCGGTGATGCTGTCGAGTGACAGCCGTGGCCAGTCGCTTTGGTCGCTGGCCCAGCCGCACACGGGCGGCATGATGAGCGCCGGTGTGACCGGCTCAATCACCGGTTTTGACGCCCAGATTGTCATCATCGATGACCCGTTTGCCGGGCGTGATGATGCCGAAAGCCAGTCCCAGCGTGAGAAGGTTGTTGATTGGTATCAATCCCAGGTTTACAGCCGTCAACAGGACGGCATGGCCATTATTCTCTTTCATACCCGCTGGCATCCCGAAGATCTGGCCGGATACCTGATCAAGGAAATGATCAGCAACCCAAAGGCCGACCAGTGGGAAATTGTCTGTCTTCCGGCCCTGGCCCTGGATGATACCGAGTATCCAACCGATGCCGAGACCCAACGACGCTGGATGATGGATGGCGTATACCTGCCGATGTCCGATCCGTTGGGCCGCGCTCCAGGGGAAGCGCTGTGTCCGGAGATGACCAGCCAGGAATTGTTGGAAACCATCCGCGAGAACATGAGCCTGTACAACTGGTCCAGTTTGTACCAGCAAATGCCATTTACCCGAACTGGCGGGAAGTTTGCGCGCAAGTGGTTCAAGGTTGAAGACACGATCCCAGCCGACGTGAAATTTGTGCGCGCTGTATGGTACTGGGATAACGCCGCCAAATCTGGTTCGGGCGACTACAGCGCAGGCGTGCTGATGGCCGTCGATCAATATGGCCGCTTCTGGGTGTTGGCTGTGGTACGAGGCCAATACAGCACCCTCGAGCGCAGGATGAAAATGCGCTCAGCTTGGATCCAGGCAATGGCCCGCTTTGGGAGTTTGTTCTCTGCCCCGCCGCTCTGGCACCAGCAGGATCCTGGCAGCGCCGGGTTGGATTCCGCTCGGGATACGAATAAGTTCTTATCCGGGCTTCCGGCGCATTTCGAACCGGTTTCGGGTGACAAGGAAACGCGCGCAGACCCCTGGAGCAGCGCCCTCGAAGGCGACAATGTTGTCCTGCTTAAGGGCCCCTGGAACCAGGCATTTATCGACGAACATGTTGCCTTTCCGAAGGGGCGAAACGACGACCAGGTCGACGCGGCCTCCAGCGCATATACCAAGCTCGCAGGCAACCTGGAAATAGGCATGGCAGCCTATGCCCGCAAACAGTTGGCAGCTTTGAAGAAGAAAGAGGAAGAGGAACAATCAGATGGAATCTAACAAAATCGATCTTACCCAGAAGGCACAAGCCCTGATGCGTTTGCATTCTGCATCCAATGCCTACTTCGAGCAGTCCGGCATGTTTTCGCCTGGGACGCCTCCCAACGCCATGTTTGGCGATGAGGCCCCACATCTGTATGAGTATCAGCCTGGCGTGAATCTGATGACAACCCCTCGCATGGGGTACGGCGTTTTACCCTTCCCGGCCCTGCGCGCCCTGGCCACGGCCAGCAAGGAAATCCGCTTAAACATCGAATTGATCAAGCGCCAAATCCGCGGCCTGGATTGGGAGATTGTACCCAGCCGCAAAAACGAACAGGAGCGGGTTATCTCCAACGGTGTCGCGTATGAAAAAACGGTTGATATTCAGAGCGTTGTCGATTTCTTCGAGCAGCCGGATGGCATCAACGACTTCGACGCCTGGCTCAACATGCTCATCGAGGAGCTGCTCGTTACCGATGCCGTAACCCTGTATCCGAACCTGGAAAACGGGCGGCTGTACCTGGAACTGATCGACGGCACCACCATTCGTCCCCTGGTTGACATTCGCGGCCGTACACCCCGGCCACCCATGCCAGCCTACCTGCAAGTGCTGCACGGTCTGCCCACCACCCACTACCCTGCGGATCAGCTGCTCTATCGCCCGCTCAACACCAAGGTTTATACCCCTTACGGCGAGACCGCTACCGAATGGATCCTGACCGCCATCAATACGGCCATTCGCAAGGATGCCCAGAAAATCGGGCACTACACCGAAGGGAACATCCCTGGCGCGTTTGGGTTCCTGCCAGCCGACTGGACGCCGGAGCAGATTGAGGTCTGGTCGGATTACTTCGATGCCCTGATCAAGGGTGACATCGACCGCGCCAACAAAATTGTTTGGCTTCCCGGAGGCGGTAACGGCACGAATCCGATTGTGCCGTTTGCCAGTAACGATATTGATAATGTTGATGTCGACAAGTACCTGATGCAGGTCGCCTGTTGGGCTTTTGGCAATAACCCGGCAGAGTTTGGCATCATCCCCGGCGAAGGTCTGGGCGGCAAAGGCTTTATGCAGGGCAACGAGCAGTTGCAGATGCGCTCGATGGTCTGGCCTATTACCGGTTATTTAAGCAGCCTTTTCAGCCTGGTTGTGCGCAAGTACCTGCGCCGGCCAGATGTCAAATTCCAATGGGTGGGTCTTGACCCTGTTCCTGACAAGCTCAACATGGCCCAGGTGGACCAGATTTATACCCAGATGGGCGCGTATGACATGACCTATGTTCAGGATCGGCTCGGAGTTCCTCACCAGTTCAGGCCGGTACCATCTCCACGCCAGCAACCCATCTATCAATTCTCGATGCCGCAGCAAAGCCATATCCTGGCGCGCGCCATCAAGGCTGAGTTATCGACCTGGCAGGATAAAGCCGCCCGGGCGTTGCGCAAAGGCTGGCCGCAACCTGATTTCCGCAGCGAGATTCTGCCGTCCGATTTGATCGCTGGCATTCGATCCAACCTGAGCAAGGCCCAGTCAATGGATGATGTAAAAACCATTTTTGAGCAGGCTGCCTCCCTGGAGGTGGGCAGCCATACCAATCCCTTTCGGCTCGCTGAGCGAAGCTGGGCCGAAATCTATGGATGATGTCGAGGCCGCCACCAGTCAAGCCCTGCGGGGTTATTACGCCGCATTCTTACGGAGGCTGAAAGATGCAATCAGTGTTGACCCTGTCTGATGAATTTTGGCGCAAGGAAGCCAGGGAATTGCTGGCGATTTTGACCCCGGTTATCGAAGCATCCGCCCGGGCTGGGATTGCTGGTACGCCTTTGCAGTTTAACCGCGAGCTCGCCAACACCCATGCTGCCAACTGGGCGGCCGCCTACACGGATGAGTTGCTGGGCAATCTGGGCACCAGTCAGCGGCGGATTGTTGGGGATGCTCTGGCCCAGTGGGCCAGTAAGCCCGGCAGCGATGTTGGCGAGCTGATTCAGGCGCTCAGCGCAGAGTTCGGTGAATGGCGCGCTGATTTGATCGCCTCGACCGAAATAACCCGCGCCTATGCGGGCGGCAATGAGATCGCGTTTCAGGCTGCGGGTGTTGCTCATTGGAGGTGGAATACCAACCGGGATGATATGGTCTGTGATACCTGCCGCCCGCTCAACGGCAAGGTCTTCGCTATCGGTTCTGTGATTGGCTTGTTTCGAGGTGTCCCATTCACAAGACCGCCAGCGCATCCGGGTTGTCACTGCTGGATGACCCCGGTCGTGATACGAGCTGATCAGGAGCCGAGCCGTGACTAAGGTATTGGAAATCAGCCAGTTCGAAAAGCTGATCGAAGGCTTGGCCAAGTCGCCTGAGATTGCGGTCCCGCTGATTACCGAGGCCATGGATCTCAGCCTGGCGCAGATACATGATGCCGTTGCGGTTTCCCCGCCGGCAACAGCGGCAAACCGGCCTGGCCGTTTGGATGTGCGAGGCCGGCCAATGGGTTATTATGACCGCGGGGTAGGCTGGTGGTATCCTGTTCATCGCCAGCGCCTGGAAGGAAAAGGCAAGAAACGACTGGGCCTGATCCGCAATAAAGATGTGATGTATAAGCTGCGCCGCTCGTCTGAACGGCTCAATACGAAATGGACCAGTCGGGTTTCGGTCGACAAGGCCGCGGTGCTAGGGGAGATCGGCAACACAGTTTCCTATGCCGATTGGGTGCAAGGATTTCGCCAGGCAGACTTTCACGATCAACGCGGCTGGCAAACCATCCAGGACGCTGTCGTCAAGGTTTACCCGGAAATCGTAAAGGATTTCGAGGATGCCACCCAGAAATTTATAGAACAAATTATCAAAGATTGACTCTTTTAAAATTTCGAGAATTGTTGTAAAATAAATTCAACGGCTGAATATTGGCCGCACAAATAGCAGACGGTAACAAAGAGCGTCTGGAATACTCGATCCAAAAACAACCTTTATGGTTGTTCGAGTGTTCCGGGCGCTCTTTTATTTTCCCAATAAGGAGAAGGCTCATGTCAATGAATGTATTTATCCCTTTGCAAAAAGCCGATCTGGCCAAACGCCAGGTGTGGGGATTTGCAGCAGTTGAGCAGCCAGACCGCTCAAATCCGCCCGAGATCATGGATTACGAAACCAGCAAAGCGCATTTCCTGAGCTGGAGCGATTCTGTGCAAAAAGCCAGTTTTGGCAAATCCCTGGGCAATGTCCGTGCGCAGCATGGCGGCCAAATGCTGGCCGTTGGGCGCGTGATTCATTTCGAGCCGCGCGACTCCGAGCGTGGGTTTTATGTCGGGGTCGAGGTCGTGGACGATGAAGCCTGGAAAAAGGTTGAAAAAGGCGTCTATACCGGGTTCTCGATTGGCGGCAGTTATGGCAGCAAGTGGCCTGATCCGCTGATCAAGAATGCCATCCGGTATACCGCCAAGCCGAACGAGCTGTCGCTCGTCGATTACCCCTGCATTCCAGATGCGACCTTCGAGGTCATCAAGGCCGATGGCCAAAGCGAATTGCGCAAATTCGCTGCGCCCGAAGAAGATGATAAAGAAAAAGACCAGGACAATGATCCTGAGAATGCTCCACCTGCAGCCGAAGAAAACGACGACCCCCAGCCCACCGAGAGCGCCCCGAGCGGGGTGAAAGATGCGCCTGATCCGCAGGCCGGGCCGGATGTCAACGTGATCAAGGAAGTAGTTGTCGGCGTTCTGATGGATTTAGGCCTGGTGCAGCCTGGCGGCTCACAGCCGATGTCGATGTCAGTGCGGATGGACGATTTGCAAAAACAAATCATCAACCAGAAATCCTTGTCCAAGGCGATCAGCGATCAAAAAGAACACTTTGAGAAAGCTGTGCAGGGGTTGGCGTCCGACATTGCCCAGTTGGCATTGGCCCATGAAGCGCTTGAAAAGCGTGGTGGGCCTGGCCCGGTAATTCGCGATATGGGAGCCGTTTCCCAAAGTGATTTGGCCGATCTGCAGAAAGCGGCAACGCTGAAGGACATGCTGGACAAAGTTGATCCGGCGACCCGGCAGGCGTTGCAGGCAGAGATCACCCGGCTGGAGATCAAGGTCGCGCGCTCCGCTCAAAATTCAAGCAAGTAATCGAGGAGATACAAGATGTTAAAAAACCTTTCGCAACTCTCTCAGGATGCCATCGAGCAGTTCAAAAAGGCGGCAGGCGCGCCCAACAATGACATCCTCGCCAAGGCCGGCATCAACCAGGCCACCGGGCTGGTCGCATACGACCTGCAAGCCCCGGCCAAAAACATGGTTCCGGTGATGACCCCGCTGCGCAACAAGATCCCGCGCGTGCCTGGCAAAGGCGGCACCGGCTTTGACTGGAAGCGCGTCACCGGGATCAACACGGCTTCGCTTTCGGGTTTCGTGCCCGAAGGAAAGCGCAATGGCGTCATCACCATTGCCGCGGATGAAAAGAATGCCAAGTACAAAACGCTCGGCCTCGAAGACAGCATCACCTTCGAAGCCGAGCGCGCTGCCCAAGGCTTCGAGGACATCCGCGCCAGTGAGGCTCAGCGCCTGTTGTGGGCGACCATGCTCCAGGAAGAATACGCCGATCTGGGTGGAAACCTGAGCGTGGCTCTGGGCACTCCGGACGCGCCCACTGTCAGCGTTGTCACCACCGGTGGTTCCATCCCGGACGGCACATACAACGTGATCGTTGTTGCGCTGACCCTGCAAGGCTATATGGCATCGTCTCTCGCCGGCGGCGTCAAGCAGGAAGTGTCGGTTACGCCCGCTGATGGCGGCGCAGCCTTCACCTATGGCGGCGGCTCATCCAACAAGTCGAGCGCGACCAGTACCGGCGCGATTGACGCCACGGATGCCAACATCATCAAGGCCAGCGTGCCGGTTGTGGCTGGCGCGGTTGGGTACGCCTGGTTTGTGGGTGCTGCCGGCAGCGAGAAGCTCGAAGCCATCACCACCATCAACAGCGTTGTCCTGTCCGCCCTGGTTGGCGGCACCCGCCAGGCTGCGACCGCCATCACCGCCGATCACAGCAAGAACCTCCTCGGCTGGGACGGCCTGCTGTATCACGCCTGGGCATCCGGCTCGGGCGCGTTCATCAAGAACATGGCCACCGGTACCCTGGGCATCGGCACCGGCTTGACCGCCGACAACGCCGGCGGCATTGTTGAGATCGATGAAATGCTGGAGTACATGTGGGCCTACTACAAGATCAGCCCCAGCGCCATTTATCTCAACGCCCGCGAGGCGAAGAATCTCACCAAGAAGCTGCTCGGCGCATCGGGCGTGAGCTACAACATCGCCGTTCAGCAGGGCTCCGGCTTTACAGCCGGTTCGGTTGTGGCGCGCTACCTGAACAAGTTTGGCATGGGCACGGATCAGTTCATCGACATCGCGGTGCATCCCTGGATGCCCCCCGGCACGCTCGAAGCTGTGACCGACCAGTTGCCCTACCCCATCAACAACGTGCCGAACCTGATGGAAAAGCGCTTGCGCCAGGATTATTACCAGATCGAGTGGCCGCAGCGCACCCGCCAGTACGAATCCGGCGTGTACATGGATGGCGTTCTGGCCCACTACTTCCCGCCCTCACTGGGCATCATCACCAACATTGGTGACAACTAACCACCAACCATCCCGTTACTCGTTATTTCGGCGAGGGGCAGCTTTCCAGGCCCCTCGCCGAGAAAGGCAAAACTATCATGGCAAAGAAAGATGCTTTTGAAGAAAAAGAGCACGAATACGCGGTCACTGTCCAGGACGCGCAATCGATTTCGTTTGGGGAAGATGTTTATCCGGTGATTGATGGCAAAGTAACCCTGCCGGTATCCCAGGCCCAGCCCTTCCTTAAAGCCGGGATCATTGTTGCTATTCCGGCGCCTGCCCAGCCGAAAAAAGCGGCCGGTGGAAAGAAGGAAAAGCAGCAAAACCTTCTCCCGGATGGGAGCGGCGCTTCAGGCGAGAGCGGTCAGGGCGGCGAGTAAATGGACTACACCACCGTTGCTCGCGTCAAGTTGGCCCTGGGCGCCAGCGAGGAAACAGATGATTCCTTGCTGGGGTCTATCGTCGTGTCAGTTTCGCGCGCGATGGACCGTATGCTTTCGGGTCGCGCAGATTGCAGCAATTACCTGCAGTCCGAGAGCAAAACTGAGACGCTGCGCGGTCGGGTAGACAAGGACGGCCGTATCCTGTGCCACCCACTCAAACCACGGATCAGCAGTGTCGCGTCGTTTGCCTATCGCGCCACCCCGCTCGATAGTTGGCAGTCGGTCGATGTAAATCGGCTGTCAATCTCCGGCTATGCTGTCACGGCGTTCACGAGCTTGACGGGCCGTGACCCGCAGTTTGTGCAGATTACCTACACCGGAGGGCTGGCGGCCGCCGTGGCCGATCTGCCGGCAGATATCCTAGATGCCGCTGACATCCTTGCAGTGCGTTTTTATCGTGAGATCAAGAGCGGACTGGGCGATGCGATTGGCCTGGCCGAGACCGGCGAAATGATCTACACAAAAGCCTGGCCGGTGCGCGTCCTTGAGATGTTAGCCCCCTACAAGCGGAAAATCTGATGGCAACCGTATCCGAAATCAAAGCCCGCCTGGCCGAAATCGCGCTCACTGTCCCTGGCATCAAGCGCGCCTACGCCAACGCACCCCAAAGCCTGCCGCCTACCGACCTGCCGATCATTATCCCCTTTGCCGGTCCAGTGGTCTCCCCGGTGCGAATCAGCGAGGAGCTGTACAGCCAGGTCCGGCAGTTCATCCTGCGCCTGTATGTCAAGCCGATCCAGCAGGGCTACGACGGCGAAGCCGAGAAAGCGGTCGAGCCGTTCCTGGATACCGTCCGGGACACCTTCCTGGCCCACCCAGCCCTGGGCACCGGCGTATACGCCGATCTGCCTGACGGGATCGAAGAGATCACCTGGCAGGGCGATAACGGCATCAGCGTTTTGCCTTATGGCGGCGAATACCTGGGCGCGGAATTTCGCCTGACCGTTTCCAGCCTGCACCAGGTCAATATCAGTATCTACGAATAGGAGCATCCTATGAAAGCAACCTGTCCACGTTGTCAGAAAGAAGGCGAGCTGCAGCCGCACCCGCGCAAGCCAGGCCGCCTGATCCTGATTTGTTCCTGCAACACCATCGGCCCGGTGATGGAGCGCGATGCCGAGCCCGTTCCCGCGCCAGCCAAACCTGAGAAGGAGAAATAACCCATGACCACCGCATCTGGCAAACAACTTCCGATGGGCTTCCGTTTTGGATACATCTTTGAACTGAATGCCAATGGCCGGCCCAAGGCCACCGGCGTGACCGCCTACGAAGGCATTCCTTTCCAGGGCGCGCAGGCCTTTACACTCAACTTCCCGGAATCGCAGCGCATCACCCATTACGGCGAAGACCGGCCCCTTGCCAGCGCCTTCCTGCCGTCCAAAGACCCGGTAACGGGCGAGCTGCGCTCAGCCGTAGACAATCTTGACCTGGATGCTGTCCTGTCCGGGAACAAGAAATTTGAAGTTGGCGAGGCGGCCATGCTGGCTGCCCAGACCGACAACCAGGGCAACGAGCCGGTGGTTGGCGGCCTGTTCTACCAAAAGTCCCTCGACCTGAGCACCAAGCGCGCCCGCTGGCGCTCTTTCCTCCTGCCAAGCATCATTGTCCAGCCGATCCCATCCGGCTTTGCCGAAGGCTCAGAAAGCGCGCGCTACCCGATCATCTGCAACCCGTCCAGCGCTCATCTTTGGGGCACGCCAATGACCCTGAACATCGAAGGCGCGCTCGAAGCAGCGGTTTTCCGGGGCATGACCGAGGGCAAGCCCAAGCTGGTCGCCTTCCTGGGCGATGGCACAACGACTGTCTTCCCGCTCCCCACGAGCGCGCCTGCGCTCTCGACCGACAAGATCGTTGTCGTGAAGAACGGGACGGAAGTCACCAGCGGCATCACCCTGGCAACCACCGGCGTTACCTTCGCGGTTGCCCCGGCGCTGAACGATGACATCGATGTCTTCTACGAGCACTAAGTCATGCTAACCACCGAAACCATCGAAGTGGGCGGGAGAAAGCTCGTCCTGTGTGAAACCACCTTGCGCACCGACCATGTCCGCGCGGAAATGCTGAAACAGGCGGCCAGCGAGGAACCGGAAGGCGACAAGCAGCCTGCCAGCGAACTGGATAACCTGGCGCGCTGGATCTACCCCAGCCTGGTTGCCTGCGTGCTGGAAGGCACGCCGCCTACCAGGGAGGAACTTGTCGACCTGCCCGTTCGGGAACTCACTGCCTGGCGCGAAGCTGCACAGCGTCTCAATCCAGACTGGTTTGCCGGCCCGGCAGACCAGGTCGATGGGGATGTAGAGGAAAAAAAAGAGTCCTAACGGCCGAACTGTACATTGCCCTGGCTCCGGGCGAAGACAGCGACTTGCCGGAGATGCTCGAGAACATCGAAGACTGCCTGGCATACCTGGATCTGTGGCGCCACAAGCGCGCCCAGGAAGTGCAAATCACCTGGCAGGACCTGGTGGAAATTCCATCCAGACAACTGGCAGCCTTCGAAACACTGGACTGGGTGCACGACAAAATCCGCGAGGAACTGCGCAAAGAAGCAAAAACCGCCCCTGGGGAGTAAATCCGCCGGGGCGGTTTCAAAACGAGGTGAGCTATGGATAGAAAGACTGTTGAAATTTTCCTGGCAATGGGCATCGATCCCAACTCGGTGCAGAAGTCGATCAATGAATTCAAGAAGATCCAGGCCCAGGTCAAACGGCTGGAACAGGATGCCGAAAGCCTGAAGAAAGCGATCAACCTGTCCACTGCGATGGGGGAAGATGCCAGCCAACTGGTCGCCGAACTGAAATCGGTGGAGATTGCCACCGTGAAGCTGCGCGCACAGATGAACGCCGGCCTTGGGCAAGGCGTGGTCACTTCCTTCGAGAAAGCCGAAGGCGCAGCCAGGCAATACAAAGAAGAACTGGGGCGGGTGCGGGAGAACGCTGAAAAGCTGGAAGGCGTCAGCATTCGCGTGGGCGGGGCAGGC